TTGTAGTCCAATACAGATGGCTGGATGGTCTTGTCTGTCTCAATCTCCATGTTAGAAGAATTGAACTTGTGACACTCAATAACCTGTGCCGATGAGCGAGAAATAGTACGGTTCACTATAAAAGTGGTGTTGTCGTAATCATTCTCGAAAGTCAGCGTTACACCAGCTTCCTCGGCACTGTCATTGATGATTTCCTCTGCCTTGACCTTACGCAAAGTTTCACCAGTAATACCAAAACTGATAGCCTCAATGAATGAGGACTTACCAGAACCATTGGCTTTCTGATTCTCATTATCAAGGTTCTGACCAAATATCAATGAGGCCACACCCTGCTCAATATCCATATCAAGCTCTCTGAAAGAGACGATATTGTTTGCTACTACACGCTTTAATTTCCACATAGCCTAACTGATTTTGTCGAGATACTTCATACCTAACTTGCTGTCAATGTTCTTGTCACTACAGAAAGCCTGGTATTCTTTCTTGATACCATTCTTGTCGTACTTCTCATCAATGCTGGATGACTGAGTGATAATCGTTTCCATCTTCTCAGTCTTAAACTCCACCTTGCTTGCGCCTGCATCCAACAGAATCTTCTTATCGTATGTCTTAGCCTGGGCATCTGTGCATTTCACTCTGACACGAACCTTGTATGGGGTAGGAGCGCAATTGTGATAGTCTGACAGCTTCTGTAGGAAAGCATCATCAATATCCTCAATGTCAACTTCCAGAGAAGCATATCGGGTATTGACTTCATTCTGAACAAAGCTGGTAGTTCCATCATCATAAAGGATGGTGTAGCCCTTTTGGTCATCTTCTCCAAAGTTGTTTTGTCGAGACGAACCGATATACATGATGTCGGTGCCAGCAAGTTCAATCCTGTTATGATAATGGCCACAAAGCACGGCACGAAAATCATTGAATATCTCAGCCGGAACTTCCTTTGGCACATCAAAGTCACCTAATGCGCCCTTAATTCCCTCATGGATATACAGAATAACATTCTCCAAATCCCAATTATACTGGTCTTTCAAATCTTCTTTCAAGGCTTTCAACCTCTCAGGGAAAGAACCGTTCTCTGGGAAATAGCTCATCACCACCAAGGCAACGTCACAATCATCCCATTCCAGTACCTTGTAGATGTCAACGGCTTCCACATTATGATAGCCATCAAACAGATGGCTGTAACCCTCCAATGCTTCTTCGTCGCATAGGTCGTGGTTTCCTTCTGCAATGGTCAAAAAGAGATTTTTGGCAGTAGCCTTTTGGATAGCGTGCTTGACCGCCAATAACACTGGTAGTCGCTGTGATGAACTGATGGTAAACATATCACCACCTATCACAACGTCCTCAATCTTATATTTCTCGCACACCGAAAGCATTTCATCCCAATTAGCATTGAACTCTGCTATATTGTCTTTCGTGATGTGCCAGTCATTCGATAAAAGCGCAATCGGACTTCTCATAATAACTTCAAATTATAAGGGGCATCTGGGCAAACAACCCAAATGCCCCAAATCAAGAATAAAATGAGTTATTGTAAGGCGAGTTGGTTATCTCGGTCTGCGCTCACGGCGACGGCGACGGCCCTCTTCTGGTGCATCGGCAGGAGCCTCATTCTCCTTGTTCTCAGGCTCATCGTCATCGTCCTTGGTAGCTGGTGCTTCTGCTTCCTTGTTCTCAGGCTCGTCATCGTTATCATCAGACGGTCTTGCACGTCTTGCACGGCGGCGGCCACCACCATCTGCAGGAGCTTCATCGGCAGGCTTCTCTTCCTTCTTAGGCTCTGGTTCTGGTTCGGGTTCAGGCTCATCTTCCTTGTCAACCTTCTTACCCTTAGACGGTGCAGTTTCCTGCTCATCGAGCAAATCTTCCAGCTCATCCAGCAGGTCCTGATTGCTCTTGCTGTGAGAAACACGGAGGTCAAGGCCGTTGTCCTTTGCGAACTTGGCAATGTCAGCACGGAGGTCCTGATACTCGTCGCTGTCAGACGGCAGGTCTTGGTCAACGATAGCATCATAGCGGTCGCAAAGATCATCGAATGTAAGTTCACCCTTTCCGTCACCATCGCCATCCTTAGACTTGTCAGCCTTGGAGAGGTCGAAGCTGCTGGTGTCATCCTTGGGCAGTTCGCCGATAAGGGTCTTGAAAGCATCCTCAAAGTCTTTCTCCTTGGTAACTTCCAAATCGTGACGCTCATCATACTGCTCCAGGAACACCTTGGTAGCCTCTGCCTGATACTTAGTGTAACGATAGATGACCTCATTGATACGAGGCATATCCCACAATCTCTGCAACTCTTCCTCAGTCAGGTCGTAGTTGCTGGAAGCCTTAGTAGTCTTAATGGCGAACTTGTACTCAGTCTTGCCATTGTTGTTCTTACGTGTGATAGTGACTGGATAGGCATTGTTGAAAGAAGAGATAGGACACGGCTGCTTCTCGTTATCTTCCAGCAGGTCATTCCAGAGGTCAAGCTTGGCATCGTCCATGTCACGATACTGGCTGTAGCTCTGCTGATAGAGCTGCGGACCCTTATTGCGGTGGTCAAGGTCAAGCACATACATACAACGGAGCGACTGCCACTTCAAACCATGACTGAATGAGTTGCTGGCAATCAGGTCGAGCACTTCCTGATCATCGGCATACAGCTCCTTGGCAATCTTAACGTATGTATCAATAAGGTCGATTGACTTGCCAACACCCTTCTGAGTGGCATTGATAACGGGGATATTGATGACCTTGGGCTTTCCGTTCTTTCCCTTGCCAGGAACCTGAATGTCGAGGAACATCTGTTTCAACGGATACTCATAGCCCTTGCGGTCCATTTCCAGAAGTTCACCGTTATCGCCCATAACTGGAGCAAGCGGCAAAACACGAATCTGATACTTTCCATCTTCGCCAGTACGGAAACGCTCAATCTTCGGAGCACCCTGTTCTGACTTGGCCTTTGCTTCGGCCTCCTGATAACTTTCTTGAACCTGACCAAAAATACCAAATAGGTTCAATTTCTTTACTTCTTCACTCATCTTAAATAATTACTTATTATTCTTGGATGAGAGGAATCTGCACCAGTCCACCTGCTGATTGAGGTAGGCTTGACTATAAAGCCCTGCGTTCTCTGGATTCTTCAACTCCTTATTCTCAGGAATTTCCAAATGCCATTCGCTTCGGGCAAATTCGACAACTTTCTCAATAAATTTGCCGACATCAACTGACTTCTCGCGCTTTAGGTCGCAATACTCATATCGCTCACCATTGATAGTACAGGTATGAATAGGCGCGAACTCATCTTCAAAAAACCTGTAGAGAGATTCGGTGCTTGGGTGGTCTGGCAACTGGTCAGAAATCACTTTCAACAGCACGGAGAACAAATACGTCAAATGTGGAAGAACTCTATTAGGCTGGTCATCGACAATAAGAAATCTGAAACTCTCCCCGTCGGGTAACTTTGCCAAAGCTGCATCCAACTCATGCTTGAATAGGTTTCCCGCTATCTTGCGGAATTTACCTTGACCCTTAATCATTACGTTTTTCTCATCTTATTACTTGGTTAGTTCAACATAAAATTCAAATTCTGGGTGCAAAGATAAGCATTATATTTTTATTCTGCAAGAATTTTGAGAAATATTTTATGTCAATAATTCTTAAAATGATTGTAACTCGTTTTCTCTCAATTACTTAACATATTAAACGCAAAATGAACCAAAGTTAAACGCTGGAAGTCTGAGGTGCTGAGAGATTTTTAGATGGTCTCGCGTGTACCTTATATATGCCTATTCGCTATCAGAAAGTTTTTTGCAAATTTTTCGCCAAAAAATTTGGAAGTTCAAAAAATAATGCCTACCTTTGCCCTCGCTTAGATGAAGTGACGAGCATCCAGGCAACGACATTTTGAAGCCTGGGTGCAAGCCCTGAATAAGCAACAGAATCCGCAATGCCTCTCGTCACAATTCGGCAAAGCGGTTTTCTGTTTTTATACAGTTGCCCCAATTTGTTCAGCAACACATTCGCCTCTGTGCTTTCAAGGAGGCTCTTTTAATTAAACTTTCCAGTTCCAAAGTTGGCTATGCCGAAAACTGGTGGTGGACGTTGCCTGTGGAGGAAACCAGACCATGAAACTATTGAAAGCGACAACAGCAAGTAAAAAGACAGTCCTTAGTTGAGGTTAAATCCGTACAGTCCTCTTGGGGTTAGCCACCCCATATATAAAACTGTTCAGTTGTGCAAGATATATGCCATGTATAAAATCCTGCTCTGTCCGTCCCTCCTGACACCAGGTGCTCATCCCCGAAAGGGTTTCTAATATATGGTATGAAGGTTAGGTCCGGCTGGAGTGATGGCCAGCACTTGTGGCAGCTATGATAAACAGAAAAGATGATTCATTGACTTGGATCGGCTGGAAGAATCAGGAAATTGACCATATTTTCTCTTTCTTTTTATCTTTTTCTTTTATCGCTTCGCTCTCTTTTTATAGATGAGTATAAAGGGGGAATTGTATAACATAGCCAAATTGTTACTTATATGATAACTGATGTAAAAGAGTTTTTGAAAAAGAATGGTCAATGCTATATTGTTGTAAGGGGATTTATAAGAGAATCAAATCTTGCAAAATATGGTGATGATTTAATGCGTATTGGTTTGGTATATAATATTTTGCAAAATGGAGGTCCAGCCATTATAAAAGATGGCGATACGTCTTTATTGTTGAACGAATCTGGCCTTTACAAAAGATTCGGAACAACTGATTTAGATATTATAGAAAAGACAAATTGGATTATCCCATATTCTTTGAAAACATTGCGATTATGCCAAACAAAAATGCAGGCAAAAAGAATGACTAAAAGGTTTTTGAACAAGAAGAGGTCTGAACAAGACAAATGGGAAAAAGATACAAGAGAAAGATTGTTGAAAGAATCCACTAAATCAGAAAGATATTTGTATTCTAATATGCCACAAGAATTAAAGCGTTCTGCTCAAAAACAATATAAAATTCATGTCGGCAAAAAGATATACTTTCTTGATTTTTACTTACCAAAATATAAAATAGCAATTGAAGTTGATGGTGGTTATCATTCAACTCAGGAACAAATAGATAAAGATGACGCAAGAGATTCAGATTTAAGAGACATTGGAATAATAACAATGAGAATACCTAATGAAGATGTGTGGTCATTAGATAAGAGACTGGAATTTTGGAATCGAGTTGTAAGATGCGCCACACACAGAAAACTTGATAAATAATTCTTAAAATCTGGAATAATCGTTGGTTGTTTCAGATTTTCTTTCTATCTTTGCACCAAGTTTGATGATAGCATATTCTTTTATTTTATTCGTGATTATTATTCTATCATCATATATCTATGTGGAGCAAGGAGAAAAGACGCGCCTACCAGCGTGAATACGATAAGCGGCGATACCAAGATGACGCTGCATATCGTGAAAAGAAGAAGCAATACTATCGGGAGCACAAGAAAGAGCGCACATCGTATAACAGCGAGTACCGAAAGAGGAACGCAGAAAAAATACGTGCCTACCAGCGCAATTATCATCGTAACATGAGACAGAGGGCTAATGACACTGGAAGAGAAGAGGAATAAGAGACAACAGTATCAAAAGGCTTACTACAAGTCTCATAAGGAAGATTATCGTGAATATGCCAGACGGTATAGGTTGCGCCATCCTGATCGAGTGCAGGAATCCAAAGAAAGGTTCCTGGAAGCTCATCCAGACATCAAGCGCTCCTACAAAAAGCCGACCAAGAAGAAACAGCGTGAATACCAAAGGAGATACAGACGCAGGCATCCAGAAAAAATCTCTGAGAAGAACCGTAAGTGGCGTGAAGAGAACCGTGACAGGATGCGTGAGTATTATCGTAAGTATCGGCTGGAACACCCTGAACTAAAGGAAAAGAACAAAAAGTATCAGACAGAATATCGTAAACTCTTAAAAGACGAAGAATGAAATTTTCAGAAATCATTGATGGCCTGAAAGAGGGCCACATCTACCAGCGTAACGCATGGGATGGAAACAAAGTCATTATGATGCAGATACCAGCTGTCATACCAGCTGATGTCGTACCAAAGATGACAAGTGTGCAACCAGCTTTGAAGCAGTATCTTAGCACCGTCGGTTCTGGTGCCATCAGTTACCATGACCAGGTACTTATCGTCAACATGGTCGATGATGCCAATGTCGATGCACAGGCAACTTATTACATTCCCACATGGGAGGATATATTTGCCGATGACTGGAGAGTGATGTAAACAGGACTTGTTGCCATAGAGCGGAATGACGGCTGGCAGCAATCAAGCATATTTCTTGAAATGAGGGTCTGCTGGCCGTCAGGAAGCCATAAAACAAAGAAGCTGGAGTGTTACTGCTCCAGCCTTTTTGTATGCGTCAGACGGTCTTTTATGTACCTCAGTTCGTCATCTAAGTCAAAGTCCTTTCTGTTTGGAGTGACATAGCCGTATTCCCTAAAGTCCATCAGTGCCCTGCGAAACTTCTCTGTGCGGAAAATCGGGTTCTCCGACATATAGGCAATGCTCTCCAGAAAATCGGCTGTGACGTTCAGACCCTTGGCAGGCTTCATATCCATGATAAACTGCCACTCGATAGGGCACTCATGCTTGATGAGATACCCTATCGGTGTCTGCTCAAAGGTACAGCGTTTGTTCCTATGCCTTTTTACCTTTGCCTTTCTTCTCTTTCGGGGTCTCTTCCTTGGCGGGTTCCTGAGTATCGGCTTGTTGTTCTTGCTCAACTGGTTCAGGCTCCTTGGTTCCGGCAGCTGGATTGTTATCATACTGCTTCACTTCTTCTTGTTTCTGCTCTGCCTCTGCCTTTAGCTTGTTGGCAAAAGCGTGATCACTTGCTAAATTGATAATTTTCATTGTCGTAAATATTGTTGGTTATTTTAACTATTATGATGCACCATGATATTGTGCTGCAACCAATATACCACCTTCAAAAGTCAATTCCAATGATGTTCCAAAAGAATTACCAGATGGAAGTGGAATAACTAATGATCCGTATGATCGTCCAGTAGAACCATTGCATACAAATGATCTTGAAGAAATCACATCTGCAACTAATGAAGATGCAGTTGCATTACCAATATTTAAACCAGTAACAACAATTGATGTTGCATAAATTTGTTCGTTACACGATATTTGTGGAACAGATAGTGTTCCAGTCACAGACAAATTACCAGAGATTGTACCACCAGTCTTTAACAGGTAATTTGATAAACTTGATGATGTAGCGTATGTGTTATTATCAACACTACCATCTGCCTTTAGGAATTGAGAAGAAGTGCCACCTGACTTTACCAAAGATGTGGCTGTTATAGAGCCATTAACAATAGTATTACAATTAACATCTAATCTACCAGCTTGGATTCCAAGATACCTGTCAATTGATGTGAGATATAATTTTGCCTGTCCTTCTAAATGGCCAAGTGTAATACCACCACCATTTAATGTAAGGTAATAATCTCCATAATGCATTGTGCCACCATCAGCAGACAAATAATTGCTCAATGCAGAAGAAGTGACGTATGTATTACTATCAACCGACCCATCAGCCTTTAGGAATTGAGAAGAAGTACCACCATCTTTGATGAATTGTGTTGCTGTTATTTTAGCTTGACAAATCACATCACCAGTCAGCGTACCACCTGTCAATGGGAGATAACCACTCATTGCAGCGGCAGCTTGACTTAATGCTGCAGCAGTTGCTAAATCAGATAATGCTTTTGTACCGCCACCACCAAGAAGAATAAACAAATCACTGGAAGTTGAATTGATGATTTTGCTTGCAGTCAACTCACCAGAAATTGTTGTGTTACCTCCAATAGTTGCTGTTGATTGTGTCGTTAAGGCACCACCGATAGTAGCGGCACCATTAACCGTAATTGTACCGGCAGTGAATCCATTAGTAATCTCAGCACTATCGGCAACCAACTCACCAGTGAATGTACCATCATGGGCATTTATGTCACCAGTAAATGTGCCGTCTGCTGCATTGAGATTGCCAGTTAGCGTTTCATTGACACCTGAGATAGTTCCTTGCACATTGAGGTTTGTGCTAACCACAATATTACCAAGAACACTGATATTGCCGTCAACGGACAGATTGACGTTACATTTTAAGTTGCCAGTCAGCGTACCACCAGAAAGAGGCAGGTAATCATCCAATGCAGATGCAGTAGCATAGCTTGTCTCATCAACACTACCATCTGCTTTCAAGAACTGACTGGAAGTACCGCCATCCTTAATGAATGATGCAGCAGTAATGTCACCCTCAACAGTCGCATCACCAAGCAGCGACAAATCTTCACCAGTGATCGTGCCGCCAACAGTTAAGCTGCTTCCAGAAATCGTTGTGCTGTCACTTCCATTCACGAATACAAGTGAAGCACCGTTGTTCATCGTGCAGCCTGCCTTTGGAACATAAATGTCGGCAACTGGCACATGGTTGATTTTCAGGACAGCAGTATCAATCTCATCAGCAAGCAGCGAACCGACATGACCAGGAGTACCGTTGTTCATAATGCAGTAATGGTCAAAGTAAGCGGTTCTCAGATTCGGGAAAGCATAGTTGCCACCACTATATACTGCAGCAATGAAATCGGTGCCACCAGTATTGTCGTAGTTAATCTGGACGGCTCCAGAATAATCGTTATACTGGTTGTCTGAATCGCCGTTGAAGTAAGTGATAAGCGGACCAACACTGACTACGGCATAGATACCGATAGTGCTGATGTTGTTGGTTGTACCACTAAAAGCAGCAACCTTGCGAATCTTACCATTAAGCCACACATATCCCTCAGTAACGGATATTGTATATACGCCATTATTTTGAATGACCGTAATGGCACACCCAGATATAACAAAATTCAAGCCGCAATCCCTGAACAATTCGGCTGGTGACAATGCCAGTTCTTGAAGATTGTGCATATCCTCATTGAAAACGTAGCGGCCACTGTTTCTACTGCGATACTCTTTCATATTGTATTATATTTTTAATTTTCGTTTATCTCTATGACGTACTTTCTGAACGATGTCTTGTAATAGTCGATGATTGCCATAATCTCAGCTGCATACTGCTCTTCCGAATAGCTGGCATCCACTTTCAGTTTTGGAGCATGGATGGTGATGACATTGGTCTGGTTGCGCTTGCTGAAATCTCTGGTAGGCTTCGATATGTCATGCTCATCCTCAACCTCATCATTATCGAATATCTTGACACCGACCATCTTGAAGAAAGCTATCTCGCGGTAATTGAAAGCCATCAGGTTCTCAATCTCAATCTCCTGATCAATAGCAAAGGAATCATTTGCACTGTAGAAATGGCTGTTAAACTTGTAGTTGAGATACCAAATCAGCACATCGGTCTGAGAAGTTATCTTGGTTCTCAGAATCATGTCATAGGCCCATTCAAGGAACGACTTATGCAGATTGATGAGCGGACTGGCAACAGCTTCCAGGAACAAGTACATTTTCCTGCCTCTCATATAGAAAGGCAGGAGCCTGCTGATTATTTTGGAGTTGCTTATCTTGTAGATGTCTGTTGTCATTGTTAAAGCTGTGAGTTACCGATAAGTGTGATGTTCTCCAGATTGATGGTTGGTTCACCCTCTTCATCAACATAGCCGATGTAACCGCTCAGAGGACGGTACTGGCCAACAATGGTCTCAGGGCTGTCATACTGGCCACTGAGAGAGTTATAGGAACGTGCCTCGATAACAATGCCAGCGTCAATACTGGTGATGTTAGGAACGGCTTGAATGGCATCTATGAACGACTGGTAATAGACGAATGAGTTGTATTCCAGCGTCTTTGCATAGTTGACGAGTGACTGGTGAATGGCCTCCAAAATGCTCTCTTGGGTAGCGTATGTGTCGTTGTAATAGATAGCCACACCATTCGGACATTTCAACGTAATCAAATCACCAGGAATACTTACGCAATATATCTTTGAGCCGACAAACTTGATGGACTGGATATAGCCCTTGAAAGAACTCATTTCAGCACTTGACAAAGGCATATAGGCCATACCGTTTGCGATAGAAGCAGAATCGGCATTGTTCTTGCAGACTTTCAGGATAATTGAATCGTTGGTGTATTCCTGGTAGGCTGCCTTTGCCACGATTCGATGCGTCGGATCAACAGTCTCATACTCCAGCATGAAGGTGTTTTCATTGAATCCGAAGTTGTCGTTACTGTTGTTGGCAGAATTGTACTGGAACTTGTAGGCCATAGTCACATACCAAGCTGGTGTGCCGTTGATACGTGCTGCTATCAGCTTGGCGATATTGACTTGAAAAGCATCCAGAATCGTCTCATACGAATAGATAAGCACGGCCATCACATAGGTCATCAGATTGATAACCGACATCTTACTCTTGGTACGTCCACTATCCAGTTCAGTTATCTGGAGATAGTTGTTACGAGTGATAACCGCCTCGCTATATATTTGGCTTATTGTTCTGCTCATGTCCTTATAATTAGTCTGTTGATTGTTGTATTTGTCTGCATATCGCTATAGAAATCACCAGAGACCTCTATTTCAGTCAATGGGTAATAAGTGCCGCCAATACCACGCAAGTCAAGCATGGAGAAACCTATATCACCGTAGATTTTGATGATGTGGGTGCCGGCATCCTCATAGCAGTGCTCCAAGAATGTTCTTGTACTCGTCACCACACACATTTCTGGTATGGAGTTGTCACCCCAATCCACGATCATCACACCAAGCTTTTTGAGGTTATATGTGAAGTTGGAAAGATTGCCAACTTGTCTGACCACAAGTTTTGGCATATACAGACGGCTTGGAACCAATGTCAGATTGGTCATCAGCGCATAGTTGCCACCTTCAATGGCTGGAATGTTTGCCTCTGTGACCTCTGCTATCCAGATGCTATGAGTATTGATGTATTTGAGGAAATCTTCAATGTCTTTCTCACTGGCAGCACCAGCGGAATAACGTCCCATTGTGGGCCATAACCTGAAAGCGTTCTTTGCAATTGCTAAGTTGTACTGCTTGGCATAGGCTTTGGCATACTTTTCTATATCGTAATGATAGTAGATGTTCTCGCCATTCCTAACCTTGACACCATTCTTCTCCAACCAGTTGGCAATGTCCTTATTGACGGCAAAGTTATCGGTATAGTTCAGTTCCGTACCAGCTTCCAGAGTGTCGTTCAGTGATAAACCAGTCTCATTGATAGCGTCCTGATTGGAAACCACCAAGTCAAACAGGCCCTCGATACCGCCATAAAGCTTCATGGCAATATCAAAGATGTTCTCACCGTTCTTAACTACATACTTCCCCATCCTTGCGCTTTCTTGGTTTTCTTACTGGCTTGTTGTCCTTGTCATACTGCTGCGTGAGCTTTGCAACCGCACTGGCACCAGCACCAGCACCCACCAGATATGGGAGTATATTAACCCACCAATCAGGAGTTTCAGCACCAGTTCTTATCAGTTCAGCTTGTATGGCAGCAGCGGTCATGCCGATACTCATAGCAATCTTGATGATTCTGCTGAAAATAAGCGGTGTCTTGGCTCTCCAGCGGTCACGCAACATGATAAACAAACTCTTTATTTTAGCCATTGTCTTTTTTTAATAATAGTTTCAATTGCTATTCAAAGATTGAGGCAGAACCGATTAATTTGCAATAGTCGTTTTACCTTCAACTCATTGTTTTGATGTCAGGTGTGACAGCAGACAAGCATAGACACCATTGTAATCATGAAAATAACAAAAATAATCTTTCTCATATCGTTAATTTTATATATGTTTAATCCATGCAAAATGCTTTCGTGTTTTAAGATAATCACTACACCATTGATTATTATAGGCTTCACGCTCAAATGCGTTGTAATAGCCCTGTATTAGATATAACAGTCCGTAAAGATAATAATACAGTGGCAATGCCAATAGCGACCACCATTTACAACCAGCAATGACAAGGGTGGCAGTAACCAGAACGGCAACAACAAGTATTTCTTCCTGTTGACGCAAATGAATCTTCTCATGGCGATCTATAACATCACTCCATCGTCTGCCATTGCGAATAATCACAAATGGCCATAATGCCATTGCATTTGAGTCTTTTCCTAACGGAAATAAATCTGAATGAACAATTAACTCCATTTTAATCATTGTTTATGTTCGTATATTCAATAAATTCATCAGCAATATTCTTGGCAAATCTTCTCCATGCCTGCATAGAATCCATGTCGGCCTTATTTTCGTCATTATCTGGATCAAGCAGATAATTGTTGATGGTGGCCTCCATCTTGTCTCTTGGATATTTGTCAACAATAACAGCATTGATAATATCGTCTCTCGTTGGTATTCCTGGAGGTAATATGACGCTGCTCGACAAATTCTCTCCATCCTCGCTCTTGCCAGTCGTAAGATAAACGATTTCGTACAAAGGTTGTGCGAATTTTTTGCCAATCCTTATTTCTGCGATGTGTTTTGTTACCATGTCTCTTGAATTTTATTGTTGTTTGTATTTTATATTTCCTTTTTATTGAAAAGAAATTGCATCTTTTCTTATAATAGACAACTTTCCATAGGTAAGTATATTTTCTTAGATACCCTCTGCGTATGCCGAAAGTGTTGTTGTGTACCATAAACCCCATCAGTGAGTTCATGGACCTTATATGTTTTCCCATTTCGAAGGCTTCTTCATCAGACACAACGTCTTTCTGGCAAAGTATTTCACAATATCTATCGGCCAGCATAAGCCTTGCCGATATATGATTGAGAAGGGTGTTGTTAGAGTATATTCTGTCCGGCCTTACTACATTACCCAGAAACATTACGCCATGACCTATTGATTGAAGATAAAACTTGTTGTCATTCATTTTTAGGTGAAGCGTTTTTGTAATACGGCTCCTTATAATTGGAATTATCTTCACCATTTTCTTTCGATCATTGCCAATCATCAAAATGTCATCCACAAACCTTATGTATCTGCCGCCCATTTCTCGCATAATGCCATTCAACCAATTGTCAAACTCGTTCATGTAGAAGTTTGCAAATAGTTGGCTGGTAAGATTTCCGATTGGCATACCGATGGTGGCCTTTGCTTTGAATAATGTTTTGTTTGCTGGAAGTCTGTCAAAGAGTTTTGCGTCACCACGCTTTTCACATAATATCTGAGGTGTGTGCATGACAGTTGTCTTTGCAAGGTATGTCAGAATTTCCTTGTCATTTCCGAAATAGTTTTGCTCAATGAAATCACTGAGCATCTGCCATAGTATTTCTTTGTCTATTGACATGAAGAATCCACTTAAATCAAGCTTCATAACGTATGCTGGCCTTGTCTGGTTGGCACTGACCTCCATCATGTGACTCTTAGCTGTTTCTACAGCACGCAATACTCCATAACCCTTTCTACAATTAAACGACAAATCGCCCTGGCTGACGAATCGTTGCTCAAAAAGTGGTTCAAGCCTAATACATATCCAATGATGAACTATTCTGTCTCGAAAATCAGCAGCAAAAACCTCTCTTAATTTTGGTCTTGTAACACAAAAACATATACTTTTGCTGGGTGTGTATGTAAAATTGTGAGCTTCAAGTGCAAGTCTTAGAACGTCCTCTTCACCACCGATTCTGTATTTGCAACACTCTTTCGATGAAAGTTTGCCTCTGAGACAGTCTCGATAAGCCTCTATCCATGAAACCTTTTCTTCACCATTAAGTGCGCACACAGGCCGAACAATGTTGCTGTTGTTCTTGTTGTTGTTGTTGTTGTTGACAACACCAGAACCACCATTGACGTTCCAAGCGTTATTGGCATTGTACTCAGTGCTGCTCCAGTCTGCGTTACCCACGACTGTCTTGGTCTTAACTAATCCCCTTACCAACGGACGGCAAGAGGCGATAGTGCGGGGTCCATTTATTGATAGAAGAATACTTGTCCTCATAATCGTAATCATTTGGAAGGTATGTGTATGTTATGAATAAGACCGCCTCCAGTTATGGAGGTTGTTGTCAATCTTCATAATGCGCTCATAGAACTCTGCTTCTTGATTCGGAGTAACAACACGTGGTAAACGTGCTTCGGATAACCTACACCACAAACGGAATATGGCTTTGACCTCATTCATGTCGTCTGCGATTAGACCCATATACTCCAGCTTCTTAGCAGAGTTCGTATTATTAAGACAAGCTTCTGCTATTCTCAGTGCATGAAACACATCACTATGAATCTGCACACACAACACTTCCCAAGAACTTGTTTTTGGAATACGTGCCGTGAATGAGGATAGCCACACATACAATGATTCGATTTCACGATAGATAGGTGCTTTCTCAGCTTTGCTCTTTCTGCTCACAATTTATATTATGATTTATTTTAGTTTTTATTTTTCTTTTAATTAGCGGCGGCTTTTAAATGCCGCCGCTAAAAGTTGATGAAACTAAAATGCGCACACAGGCCGAACAATGTAGCTGTAGAGCTTGTAGTAGCTGACGAGGACAACACCAGAACCACCATTGACGCCCCAAGCGTTAGAGGCATTGCACTCAGTGCTGCTCCAGTACCAATCACCTGAAAATGCCATTAAGCCAGCAGCCTTTGCCTCTTTGAACGGGGAAAGGACGCTTGCATCAGCATTTCTCAACCAGTAGAAGATGGCACGGGCCAATTCGCCACTGCTTGGCAGGAACCATTTGTGAGCCTTAAACTTGTTATGAAGTGTCTCATACTCCTTGACGGTCGGCTCATAAGCAAAACAATAACTAAACGCTGGGTAATAATATTCCCTGTAGTTGTTGTTGTTATTGTTGGCAGCGATAATGCTTGCAATCAGTGAATCCAATGACTGCTTTTCAGTGGTTCCAGCACTGGCTGCTGGCACACCAAGTGCAGGTGTCGAACCATTCAATATTCTGTTTCGTAAGCGCATAATCATAATGGTGTTTCGATAACCCAATGGGTAGTATTTGCCCTCTTCAAAATGGGCTACACCAGAACCCTCGGTATCATAATCATGTTCCACATTAGACTTGTAGAACATATCACCTTCAGCGGTTCCAGGACGGCTGACGAAACCATTGTTATCATTAATGTTAGCTTCATTCCAATAATTCGTGTTCGTATCTTTTGCCGTGAAGTTGTTGGTATTACCATAATTACTTAAAGGCGTATCATAAGCACTTTCACCGCTTGGAACAGTAACTCCACTGACATTATTACTGAAAAGCCCCCATTGGTCTGATTTCAAATTCCTTAAAGTAATCAGCTCCTTAATACCATTTTCATTGATAAACAGCATGCCGACAATGGTCTTTGAACTGATTACTTTCTTGCTGAAAGTACCATCACAATAAATGTAGTCACCAAGGTCTGCTTCTCTATTGTGCATGATAAGCTCTAATTCATCGGTAAGCACATCATCATTTAATAAAGTTACAGTACATGTCAATGTTACCTTTGCGTTCTCATTTTCGCCAATACTATTGACTGTCAAAAGTCCGTTATTGTCAATGGTGGCATAATTACTATTTGACAGTGACCATTCAACACGCTTTATATAGCTTGCATATTGATCGAAGGAGCCATTATTCATTGGCAAATACCTAAACTGATATGTACCAGTTTCTGTAATTCTGTCAGCAACACCATCACAGAATATCTGAATTACAATTCCAGAATTAATAGTGTATAGATATGTGATGTAGAGGTCGTTGTTTTCGTCATCAACTTCACCAAATGAACGCATAAGTTCAAATTTCTGGTCAGTGGTCAATTGTCCGTTGTAATCTATTCTACCATTAATCACAACACTGTTCGGATTGTTGTATTTCAAATTAGCAAGCCATAGCAAGAAGTCAAGTTCACCACTTTGTAGCGTAATATTAAGACCTATAAGCGAAATAGTGTTCAAGCTGACAGATTGACCTCCTACATAAGCGTTGTAAATTGTATTTACAAGACCCAATATATCAACTGGTGTATTATTGATTATGACACTTTGCAGATATGAGACACCAGCAATACTGAACACACTGAGATTAGACAAATTCTGCAATTGGAGTTGGTTCAACGACTCAGGCAAATACAACGTGCTTAATGCTGATGTCTGCGGAAGTCTTACTGATGTAATCGTATCGCCACGCAAATCAATAGTCTGCAAACGTGTGCATTGTCTTAAATCTAATTCACCAGTAAGAGTATTTATACCCCTCACAATGAACTCTACAATATTGATAGCAGACACAGTAATCCTCTGTGTCACAAATAGATTATTGTTTATGCCATCCACATTCACATGCACTTTCCTTAATCGCTTACCAGCAAAATCAAAGGTTGTCTGCTGACTGGCACTTAGTGGTATATTCATGTCGCCAATCTCAGAATAGTAGTCAATGCCACGAATCGAAATAGTGGTGTCACCGTCGTTCTGGAAAGCTTTGTAGGCAAATGACTGTCCTTTTGGAACTCTTACCCTATAAGCAACATTACTTGCTTCTTTAGTTGAACTTCCATGAACTACTCTTGGATATAGCCACTTAGCAGGTGTCAACGTAAAAGCGTAAGTACCAGTCTGACCTCTCCACGTCAACGCACCAGCGGCATTGGTGCCAGATGCAAACTCACCAAACTCACACCATGAAGATATATACATTACACGGTCAACAAGCCACTGGTATTCCGACCAACGCTGTGTACCATTGCTCTGAGTAATTGCCTGTGCTGAATTATTAACATATTCACCAGTGGATTGTGCAATAGAAGCACGTTCATATACCAGTCTTGCCATTTCATTATAAGCTGTAGCTGGGAAATAATCCTGTGCCTGCAACACTCTTGACACAAGGTAGTCAATGGCAGAACCTTCTAATTTGGCCATAGATTCCATCATGTGTCTCATAGTGACTGTCAAACGGTCACTGAACGCCTCTTCAAGCAGATTATACAACCCGCTATTCTCGCCTTGCCAGTAATATTCACCGTACTGATTCTTGTCGTGTATTTCCACATAGTACGGCTTGCGATTTTGGCCGATATTGTTAGTTGGCAATACCGTGTCAAGGTCATCCTGCATCCAGCGTATCTTTAATGTTACTGGATCAACATAGTAGTAAGTGTTCTTAGCTCGGTTGTCAGTACCTGCAAAGAATAAATCGAATGCCTGATGGAACAGTCCGTCATCTACGTGTATATAGGTCTCGGCATTAGCGGCGAAGTGTGCCGTCCTTATGGTTTTGGCACTGGCAGTAATGGCGTCAGATGCAAGTCCAGTCCATGTCTCGGTGCTATAGCTCAATTCATTAGCAAAGGACTCATATTGCGTCCTCATGTTTAGTGTGGCTCCATTGATACCTGCTGGACGCCATTCGCTCCTTAGTGTGTCATAGCGGAAAAGGTCATATTTTTGTGAGCCTGTCACCGCATCTGCCTGCGACACCCAATAAAGCACATTTGTTGATGGTTGGCCATATCCATTTTCGGTCATGGCGTAGGGCGAGCTTGCTTTTAGGTGGCTTTCCGTAGCGTCATAACACTGGATATTCCGTGTATGCAGATAGATGAAGTTAAAGAAGTTCTTCATGGCTGTCAGTGCATCACTATCAGCCGGAACATCCTCACCGTCTACCTTGGAAGTCTTTCCAAATCCGAAATTGATCTGCTTCACATTACCGATATACCACGCTTCTTTCTCGGCATTATAAGTTACGTCGTCATCCCAAGGGCAAGCGAACAGTGCTAATTGACGGTCATTATCGGCACCTTCCACCATCATCATGTGAGGTGTAGTGGTCTTGTCAAAGCCGAAAGTTGGTTTATCGCCCTTACCTGATCCGAATGTCATCAGATAGCGGAACTCCCAAGGATCATTCTCTGTCTCACGATGGAAGAACAGGAAGGGTTTCTCATATACAGTTAGCCTTGGCTCACCAACATTTCCTGCATTTCTCCAGATTCCAAACTGACCTGGCTCTGACAGATAGCCATCTGCCACCATCTGCTTGAACAACTCATCATAGGCTCTTGTCAGACCCATTTTATGTCCTTGCATTGACGATGCGAAATTAATCTTACCAACACCTTTTGGGAATGGTATAATGATTCCGCCAAAATAGAATCCGGCTACATTGCTATGAACAACACCATTTGAATCAATGAACTCAGTTGATGCAGTAGTTTTATACTGCTGATTCCAATCCCAATAAGTCATAGCCGTTGTCCCCTGACCCTTGTTATCAAGACTGGTGTAAGTTCCAGAATGTTCAGCGTCATCATGGATATGCACAAATAGGCTTACCTGCCCCTTGGTTTCTCCAGAGTTCTCATCGCCGTACTTAGGCAGGTGTCCCGTGTGGCCTATCACATTATATCCTGCATTCTTAGCCTTCTCAAAGTCAATGGCCCCTGATTGTCCCAAGATGTCATTCCTCTGCATCCACTCTAACTTGGCCTGAGTAGTGCTCAGTCCGGCACGGTAGTCTCTTTGAACGTCACTGGTAGAGAGTGCCTTAGTATATACCCTCATGTCAAAAATGCGCGTGTCAGCTCCTGCACTGCCAATCACCAACTTGGCATCGCTGTCCTTGATAAAAGAATCATTGGCATTGTAGTTGAACTCCCGCTCAATTGTATCATTGATGAAGACACGTGCATAATTCAGCCTTACCCCCGTTGGGTCATTGTCAGGATTTAATCCATACACGATGTTTACAGTAATTCTCGTTCTTCTATCCTCAGCCCACTTCGCATTCTGATCTTCCCTCACACGCTTGTTTTTTGTCATCAGGGCCACCTCAGTCGGCCTTATCTCTAATCCGTAGATGTCATGGTCATTCGCAGTGTTCATGTAGGTGCCTAACTTTATTACAGGAGCTTCCTCGTCAGTGATATTGGTATTTTCCAAATCCACCTCAATGGTTACGCTCTTCTCTGTCAGTCCATTCTCAACCCCCGCATCATTCTGCAAGGTGGCCAGTGCATTAAAGTCTATCCTTAGCTCACTGCCGGCATTTACAACCAGAGCGCCATCCTTATAGCCATCATTCACCATATCCAGCGTACCCCATCCTTCAGAAGCTACCACTTGTCCTGTTACTGCATTTATAATGGTACAAGGATTAGCTTCACTGTTACTGCGAGTTGAAGGTTGTAATACAAATACGGGATTGCTTACAGGCGCAAAATCCTGATTATTCTCTATTTCAAAATAAACAGGATTATGGAGCTCGTTGCCTTCTAAATCCTCAATACGCATATAAGCAGCAATCTCAGACAATTGACTGGTAATTCCGAGTTGCGTTACTAATATTTGCTCTGTTCCTGCAACAGCAGCACTTTCCCATCGTGCATATTCAACTGTATCACCTGCATTTGTTAAGCGGAATACAATCTGGCCGTTCCTTGAAGCGGACCATTTGAAGAAACTCACATTTGAATAGTTTTCTATTCCACTTGCAATGTCGTTAATTACAACTATTGTGTTTGAAGATTCACCATTGGGTACGGACATGTATTCCGTTTCAACCCAATCCGTCTTTACATCATCACTGACATAGAGCATAGCCCTTACAACATGGATTCCTTCCGTTAATATATTCGTCAATGACAAAGCGGTTGGCGTTAATGTGATAACTCTTGCGACACTCGCAAAAACTTCCTGTCCTATTGGTACGATGCAAGCCGCATCTGTTTCATAACTGTAATCGATAACAAATGAAGAGTTTGAATAATGCCCAAATTGCAGTCTTAATATTTTATCAGCTGAACCGCCTATATAATATTTTAACTCCAACTCATTGCCAGTAAAAGGTGCTGCAACTGGTGTTGCCGAAATAAGCGACAAGGAGACAACATTCATTGTCAATGTGGTCCAAATAGATGTTACAGGGCTACCATTATCATCACCAACAACACGGACTCTTATCTGATTATATCCAGACAAAAGATATTGGTTTAAATCTACTGGAGTGAACGAAGTCTGGTTGCTTTGTATATTAACGGAATTACGGCTCACCCACGTTCCATTCTGTGATGTCCTCGTCTGAACCTGTAATAACAAATTCTCTGCAACATCATCTGAGCTTCCGTTTCCGTAAGTAATAATGGAGATACCTTTTACACCAATAGTCACATCGGTATTTGGTTGAGTAAGTGCTGGTGTAGCTTCTAAAACAAGCCTTACCGTTCTTGTGTCCGCACCCAAAGTCGGCAATATTTCCTGTGAAAGCATCATAGCCTGTCCTATCTCACCCCATCTGTCCTCAACAGATAAAGATCTCCATGCGTCATAGTCATCTTCACTGCGAAATCCAATAACGACATTTGCGTTATTTTCTGCATTGCTGCTTATATGCACACTACCAATCTTTCCAGGGATTGCATTGTTTAACTCCCGTAATTTGTTTTGCAGAAATTCTCTGACTTCTTTGCCGGAATGGTCGTTCCAACCTTCTTCCAAATTTTGAATATTTGCCATTTGCGTTTATTATTTTAGTTATTACTCTTCATCTTGCCATAGCTCATCATCAGTCCAAGGATAATCATCAATCCAGATACCGTTTGCAAAGCAGCTTTCCAGAGAAGCGTCTGGAGTGTCTATGTCAAATATCAAGTCATCGTAGTTGACGTTGTAATCGTCAATGTTCAAGTTAGCTTCAATTGCAGCCAGTTCTTCATCACTGACATCAACCTCGCTAACATCAAGCTCAGAAATTTCCAGTAGCCCTTCATCCTGATCAATCTCTTCATTGAAGAATATAACCTGGAGTTCCCCCGTGCTTGCGTCAAACTCCGCGTCCTGTACTGATATTCCATTATTCTTGAATTGTTCGATTATCTTGTCACCAAGGTCAGTATTCGAGACTACAGAACCAATGTACTTGGTAGTTCCGATACCTGATGTAGGATAGCGATAGTATTTGCCAGGCTCACAGATGGAAAGAAGCTGTGATGACTGCAAATCAGAACCACCAACCAGCAAATCCGTATTGTCAGCTGTATAGACGTAGGCAACATTATTCGTGGTGCCAAACTCCAGCTTGAAAAGGAAATTGCCGTCTATGTTGATGGCTGGCAGCTCACACGCATTGACTCTCATCAGTGTCTCTCCTGGCATATAAGCAAGTGATTCAACAGGGAACCTGCTGACCGATTGGCTGATATGCTCATATTCGCCATTGTTATTGAGAAGCACCAGTCTTACCTGAAACGGCTGGTTATACGGATAGTAGGCCGTTCTCGCATACATTAGATAGCGGCTCTGACTGTCAGGCTGCAACTTACTGAACTTTCTTTGCGGAATAATAATGTTGGCATACAGAATGTTTGCATTGTCATCATTAAAAAGACCGCCCCACACTATATCGAAGAACAGGTGGGCACTCATGTCACCAGCGGAAAGCAGCAAATCACCGCTGTCAACATTTACCAATATGTCTCGTACCGTCTTGGCCATTTTATTGATTATAGTTAAATTCTCATTATGTCAGTGTAATCTTGACGATGTTCGCCACACCAGTAGAAGGGCCTGTAGGTCTGGTACCTGCTCCTGGCACCGCGTTCATTGCCGTGCTGTTTATCCATTGCATGATGCCGTCACAGATAATCTCCCAAATCTTTTGCTGGGGATCTTTGTCACTTACATCATGTGCCGATTTCAGATTAGCTTGTGTAATGGTCACTCCAGGCGCAAGGAAAGGCTTGGTAGGAAACATAACACCTGCATTTCCAGTAGGTGCAAGCTGGAAGCCTGCTATGATATTCGTCTGCAATTGTAGGAGCCATGCGTCAAAGCTATTGGATTGTGATGGTGGCGCACAAGTTCCGATTATCTTAAATGTGTCCTTTTTGATAGGGTCTGGTGTTGGTGGAGTGCCTGGGATGATACCGTTATACATGATGTCAACCTTGGTGTTTTGTATGAGATATTCCGTAACTCCTTGCGCAACAGCAGCCATAGCAGCAGAAGCAGTTCCACTACTGAATGACTGGCCATCAGTACCGATAGCGGATTTCATCTTACTGATGATTGTTTGTGCAAATGCCGACTTACTCATACTTTACAATTACTCTACAATTACTTAACAATACTCTACAATTATGTGCCACTTACCTGAGAACCACAATGAGGCGCACCGCTGAAAGGACAGACTTTGATAGCATTAAATGGGCCATTTAAGTCTGTAGCTGATGTACCTTTTACTTTCAGATTACCACCAGTGATTTCGACATTGCTACCCTTGACCTTTACGGTGTCGCCCTCAATATTGGCTGTAGATGACTTGATATTGGCTGTATCAGTTTCTACGGTAACAGTGCCATCTTCTTCTTTGATAGTGCTGCCACCGACCTTGAACGTGACATTGCCACTGGTCTCGATAGTAACTTTATCGCCATCAATATGAATCTTCGTATCGCCAACGGTAATGTCTTTTTGCTGGGCGGTCTTTGAGGTTTTCAGCTCGTCACCATCTTCATTTACGATAGATTCCTCAAAACCTTTGGCGGTCTGGGTAACGGTGGACTTATTGCCGGTCTCTTCCAGCTCATCGTAGTCCTTTTCCAGTCCGTCATCGGTCTCTACAAAATCCTTATATTCTGTTACCGTGTTGGTTATCTCGTCATGCACTTGCAACTTGAAAATTGACACATGGGAATACATAACGACATACTCATCATGGGTAGTTGGGTCTTGCTGAATGATAACATCAGAATAAAGCTGGGGAACGATGAAATAGCCAGTCTTGTTATTCTGAATAGCAGTAAGCAACACACCCTCATGGAATCCAATGGGGTCGCCGTTTACATCGTCTGCATCACAATTGTATTCCTGTACGTCAATGGTTCCTTTCAGTTCTTCATTCTCGTCATCATCATCGTGTATGGCACAGACATAGCCGATAACCCTGCCAGTACCATAGACACCGCCTTTATGGTCCAGCATACCATGAAATGCGGCTTGCTGGATGGCATCACGGAACTCCGCGCCCTTACCTAATAGCTTTCCTTTTATCATCAGTCAATCACTTTAATGGGTTTGGTGAAATCTGACATCTTATAGGGTATCTTCAATGTCTGTCTGAATCCGTTGACACCGAATGATGTCTTTACACTCTCTACGAAATAGTTTCCGTTCTTCTCTGGTGCCCAAGGGTTCACAATGCCGACAATCTGAGTTGGGGCAATGCGCAAATCACCAAAAATAATGAGATTGCCAGAGATTCCGTTTGGGTTATAGCTATCCCAATATTCTTCGGCAGCCTTGATCAGCTCGTCCATTGTTCTGATGCCATGCGGCTCATACTGGATGACGGTATATTTCTTAGTGTCGAACTTAGAAATGACCTCTGGCTTATTGGACTGGCCTTTCTTGCGCTTCTGCTTCTTGCGAACTTTGTAGTCATGCTTTTCGTGGTGAAACTTTCCGTCAACTTTTCCAACCATGACCCTGAAATCCTTGCTATTTTCGTCCTTTCCCTTGGCATTGATAACAATAAACTCCTTGTCAACCTTATTGACTTCCAAGTTATCATCAACAACATCCCAATCGGATTGAATATACTGGATGGATTTGTTGTCTGTATAGTCGATACGGCTCTTGTCGCCCTGCCACTTGTCATCACTGACTGAGAAGCTACCAACCTTGATTTCCTTACCATCACGGCTGACCATACTATGCAAGCCACCTTTCTTCCATGAGAATAATAAGTCAGCAACAGAAAGATTGTCTGTAATCTCAAAATTGCTAACGCTTATATCCATAGAAGCCGTATGTTTTGCTAATACCAGTCCAGTACCGTCTAACAAATGAAACTTACCTCCTTCTTTCAGGAAATCGTTGACAGTGTAGCTCCCTTTATAAACGCCCTTCTTACAGCTCTTCTTCTTTAAGATGCTGGCCATGTTCTCACATTCTATTTCCAATGGAGAAGAGACGGAGCAGCCGGTAATAAAACCCTCAAATGCAAGCCCTCTTTCCAGCTCTTCAATTATTTCGCCATTCCCGACCTTTTGCAGCTTTTCTGTTATAACATCTTCACCATTTTTAGGCTGATAGATATATGCAAGCCTTATCTGGATGCGATTGCCAGTCTGGAAGTCGTTCTGAGTGGCTACACGCTGCTTGTTCTCTGCATCAGGAGCCAGACCAGTGTCGCTCTTGGTGTTGTCGATAAGCAATGTGTGCTCGTCACTTTCGTTGATCATGTCTGCAACTACAAGTAATTCACCTTGTCTGGATGATGCAGACAGCTTCTTTTCAGTATCTTGGTCCGTTTTGTTACCAGTCTTAACCTCATCATCAACACCTTTATTAATGATGCTTTCACTGATAATTGCGCCCTTTGGAAGTCTGATAACAGCTCCGTTAATCAGCTCCTTATAAGTTTCATTGATTTCGATTTCCTCAACCTCAGTAACAATGGTGCATTTCTCTGGAACCTCAAACCAATTGGGTGCAGTGGCTTTCCAGACCCTAATCTGACACACAAGAACATTAAGCACGTCCTTGTCATAGGCGTGTTTTTTGTATTTTGGGATGTGGGTATATTGCTGTTCCATAATCGTGAATTAAATACCGTCCAACATTCCAGTAGCAAGTGCAAGTCCTTGGTCGGCTGCATTAGTGGCACTCTGAGCAAGTCCTTCAAGCTGGTTGTCAAGAAGCTTCTGCCAGGGACTCTTTTCCTTTGCAGCTTTTTTGAGTGAGTTGTCAATGACATTGATGGTGTCCTCAGTAACTTTGACTTCCTCTGTAGGCATGATACCAACAGCATTGAACGTGTAGTCCTGCTGGGATTTGTAGCCTTCCTTTGGTGAAAGGGAGAAATCCTTGATGACAATGCCGTCAATGTGGAACTGGTCAAGAATCAGATTGTTCACCTTGACAATGCCCTTGTACTGCATAATCTGAATGAACTTCTGAACGTCAGCAGCTGGGTAAACCTCCGGCATATTACTGAGGATATGGCCAGTGACCGTAAAGTTGATGTCACCATTAGACACCAGTTCCTTACGGCTATAGTCACGGCCTTGCACCTTGGTAATGATAAGGTTTCTGTCAGAGTTAATAGTGACAAGTGCAGTTGGGTCATACCAAACAAGGGTGTCGCTTGGGAATGGTTTGTTGGAACCTAAATCAAGTGCATTGCCGCTATTCGTTTTCTTATTAACTGTTGTGCTGTACTGAATCGGGTCTTTTACTGGTATTCCGAGCATGATGGCATCAATACACTTATTACCATAAATATCATAGGCAACAACAGAATTTTTGCCATTATTGACCTTCATAACACCATACTTCGCATCATCATTCTTCTGAGCGTTTTTGATGAGCTTGGTCATAGCATTTTCCTGCGCCTCTTCATCAATCTTCTTACCAAGCAGCTTATTGATGCCATTCTTCAACTGCTTCATAGCCTCGTCTTTGAGCATACTGGCAGCTTGACCCATCAATCTCTTAGCAAGCACATTGAGTATGGAACCTCCAGCTTCATACTTTGCGTAGAACTGGACGGCTCCCTGATTTCTTCCGAATCCATTAGCAAGGTTCTTCTGCAACCAGTTATTACCCATACTGGTAGCACTGTTTGCGAACCCGTTTGTCAATGATAATCCTAAATTTGCGAGTGCCATTTTATATCGTTTTATTTATGACATACTATAATCACCTCTCTGCAGGCTCATTACGATCTGACTCTTCAAGATGTCAAGTGCCTGCTCAATCTTATCTTCCATTGCGCCTGCCAGCTGTCTTTCCTCTGCATCAGAAGCAATAAGCATCTTATCGGTGTTCATCAGCTTGTCAATGTTGATGACAACCTGGGTAGGACGTGCTGCGTTCTGTGCGTATGAGCTTTCGTAACCCTTGTTCGGGTTCTCAACTCGCGCAATCGGTTGAGGCGTAACTTGTTTGTTGCCGTTGTTATTTGTTGGTGTAGGACTGTTCTTTATGTTTCCACCATTTATTGTGTCATAATGATACTTGATTGCCTTGTTAATGTCTGTTTCGCTATAACTTCCTCTATTGAGATAGTTATCTATGCTGCCGTATTTTTTGATGACGCCAGCCTTGTATCCAGGAGAACCCTCAATCCATTCTTTCAGCCATGGAACGAATGTCTTTACTTGGTTCTCTGTCAATGTACCGCCCGCCTTTACGCTTCCTCCAGCAGCTCCAAGAACAAAATTTCCCATCCCCATGTCTTGACCAGCATCTTGAAGCGTTTTTTGCATACTTCCATATATATTGGCAAGCATATCATAGAATGTCATAACGTCATTGGGGACGGTTATACCAAGTGCAGCCAATCTTGTCTGGAAACGTTCGTAAGTAATGGTTCCATTGATAAATTGCAGATTAAGTTGCTTTTCTATGCCATTTACATCTGGTAACGTAAAGTTTACCGCACCTGCTATGCGTCCTATCAAATCGAAGATGACGGGTAGCTGCGTCTCAGTCATATTCTTCAATTCATGAAGGGCAATATAGCTTCCATACAGGGGATTGTCAGGGTTCGTCAATTCTGACAGACCCTGGTAGATACCCTGCTGATATTGCAATGTATTTGCTGCTGCAGATGTACGCAAATTTCCGATATACGATGAACTTTTTCCTCGCAGATCGGTTAAATTCTTGCCGCTTGGATTGTATCGTTCTGCAACAGCCTTTGCATCAGCAACAATCTTATCCCATTCCTCATTGCTCTTTTCTTTATCCTGAATAGAAGCCCACGCCTTTAACCGCTCCTGAATGGGTTTTGCAGCCTTTTGTGCATACTGGGAATTGGCACCTGCAAGAGCTACCGCTGCAAGCGCTACATCATTGCTGAAATAATCAGTATCTGTTACGCCCCAATATTTTTGACGAACATCACGCTCATTAAGCCTACGACCATAAACAACCGTAGACATATCCTCAATCAGTTGCAAACCTTTCTTGGCAAAGTCGCTTCTGTTTCCTGCATTTTGACCAAAATAAGAGCTAATCCTTGCATTGTTCTTTAGCATCGGGTCAACTTTATACTGGCCAGCTTTAAGTGCAGAATTGATGGGTGTAAGCTTACCTGTTAGATTAATAAGACCCATATTCTTACGAATCTCGTTAATCTGTTCTGTTTGACGATGGCCTATGTTCGCAGCTGTAGCTCCGGATATTTTTTCGTTCCTTTCGTTACGAATTCGGAACTCTTCCGCTTGCTTCTTTAGTTTTTTTGTGTATAGGATGGCGGCAGTTGCAAATGCGCCAATGGCAAGTCCTGCTATACCTAACGGACTTGTAAGCGCTCCAAAAGCAAATCCAATTTTAGATATAATACCACGAATACCATTCAATAATGTCGTTCCAATACTGGAAAAATCAATGGCCATTGCTGCCCTGCCAGCAGTAATTCCGCGAGACCAACTTGCAGCAGCGCGTCCTCCACGACCAAAGAAATCACTATTATATGCACGACCATAGATTCTTTCATATCGATTAAATACATCTGCACTTCTCCTACCGCTGTTTTGAGCTGCGGCCCATGCCATCATTGCGCTTGTCGCAGCATCACCCTTGATGTTCCTAATCTCTGTAGCATGACGAATAGCCATTTGTTCAGCACGATTTGCCGCACGGCTACGCATAGCAATTCTTTCTGGATTGGTGTATGCCATAGACCAGAACACACCTGGTGCAGCAGAACCATAAACGGTATTTCTTAAACGCCATTTCAATTGGTCAGCCTTTACCTTAGAAGCATTATGTGCGGCAATAGCCATTGCAGGGCCGGACATTGGATTCAAGTAATCACTACCGAATCTCTTATTTATTTCATTTACTGATTTAGCTCGACGAATAGACTCAATATTTGAAATTGCCGATATCCCAGATAAAACAGAACGGCCACCAATGCTACCAACAGCCGTCAATGGAGTCAACAACGATGAAACCAATCCTATCAGCTGCGTAAATGGGGTAATCAAATATCCTATCTGTGTGCCAGCCATTTGCATGACCATCACCCACTTTGTCAAATTTGGGAATGCTTGGTATAGTTTAATCCACTGTTTCACAAACCAACCAAGTACCTCGCCAATCGCCTTAATCAGCTCAAACAAATCTCTCAGCGTCTTGATAAATTCTGGCTGCTTCAAGTACTCGATGATACCGCCAAGTGTGCTCTTGATATACTTCTGCATATCATTATCCTCAAATACCTTGACAATGGCCTCAGTAAATGCGCTCTTTGCTTGTGCCCACATACCGGCCACCGTATTCTGTTTAGCCAATGAAACTGCTGCAGAATTTCCACTTGCTCCTTGAATCTGAGCTGCGAGTTCTGCCACCTTGTCGATATTGGCCAATAATGAGGCACCACCAGCAGAAGCGGTCACACGGAACAGCCTACTTGCCGCTTCAAACGTATCGATGT